ACGTTATTATCTCCTGAATGATAAACAGCAGCACTATAACCAAGATAAGTATTGTGTTGGTGTGTTCCTATTGATGTTCCTGCATCTACCCCTACTGCTGTATTAGAATACCCAGTAGTTATTCCTGAACCAGCACTCTTACCTATTAGAGTATTGTAATCACCAGTAGTCATTGCATATCCTGCTAAATGTCCTACCGCTGTAGTGGCTTCAGTAGATGTAGCACCTGATAAAGCTCTATAACCTATAGCGACTACTTGTGTAGATGTTTGGTCTTGCGCAAACAAAGCCTGTCCTATTACAACGTTATAACTTGAACCTGATGCATAACGCAGTGCGTTAACACCAATTGCTACATTATCTTGGTTGTTTACTGAATAGTTACCACCCTGCATGGTTTGATATCCAATGGCTATATTGTTTTGATGTGTTGCATTAGTACCAGATTGTAATACTTTATACCCTACACCTGTGTTAACATTACCTTTTAACTGGTTTCCAGCTTGCATACCTACCATAGTGTGGTATGTACCACTTGCGTTTGTAGATGCACTATGACCTATTGCGACCATACTATCAGCAGTTCCTGATACCATTTTACCAGCACTGTTTCCAATCAATGTTAAATTGCCTACAGTATTAGTTTCACCAGCTTCAGAACCGATAGCGACTCCTCCGCCTGTTGTGAGTAAACCTGCTTGTAATCCTATGAATACTCCACGGCTTGTACCAGCGTTATGAGCTTGGAATCCGATAGCAACATCATAATTAGCTCCAACTCCTGCTCCCAAGGCTGCGTAACCAATAGCTGTGACATATTCCGCTGTAACACTAGCACCTGCATTATAACCTATTAATGTATTTCCAGATTGTGTAGTCTGAGATGTACCTGCATTAACACCTAATAATGTATTATAGTCTCCAGTAGTTGCTTGATATCCTGCCTGTCGTCCTAAAAATGTATTGTAATCTCCATTAGTCAAATTTTGACCTGCCGAAGCACCAATTGCGGTAGAAGCTACTGCATCTTGTGCATTCATCATAGCTTGATAACCCACAGCTGTATTTAGGTTTGCTGTAGTAACTGAAGAGTTACCTAGTAAGGCTTGATTACCAATAGCTACATTATTATTACCTTGTGGATACCTTGCTGCTCTATACCCTATAGAAACACTACCTGATTGAGTTGCTGCTGAGACTGCTGCTTGATATCCTATAATTACGTTTGCATCTTTTGTTCCACTGTAGTTGGCTTGTTGACCTATACTTACATTATAATTACCTGTTATTCCTAATCGATGAGCTTCACTACCTATCGCAACATTATTATTTGCTGTAGTACCACTTCGAGCTGCATAATAACCTATAGCTACATTCTTGTCTCCATCTGTAATCTTATATAAAGCACCAGTACCCAATGAAGTATTATTATCAGCATCAGTAGTAATATCATCTGCTGTAACACCAATTATTATATTAGTTCCTTCTGTATATGCTGGAGCGAAATCTGCTAAAGTGTTAGCAGAAGATGCATAAGGTATATAATTAGCAGACACAGAACCACCGATATCACCTGAACCCATGATGTTATGAGCTGTACCAGCGTCATCCATAAAGTATAATTCGTTAGGTGTACTACCTGATACCCACAGATAACCATGGTCAGCAACAGCAGTTGGTTTACTACCAGTCTCTTGCATAGCTAGAGTTCCTCTTTGAGGTGCTTGTGCGTATGAAGAACTTAAAAACCCTCCTAATGCTTGTAATCCAGCAGCAGAACCACCACTAGTTAGCATCGCGAAGTATGTACCACCTGCTCTGTGAAGTCTTAATTTATCTGTAGTTCCAAAGTATATATCTCCACCCTGAACTGAGATGTCACCACTCGTAGTGAGCATAGTTGCAGTACCAAATATGTCTGGGGATGTAGTTCCTATTCCTACACCTCCTGTAGCCTTCATATGTATTTCACCAGTACCGTCTGACTTAGCTTGTATAGCTAGTTTACTTCCTATCGATTTGACTTGCCCTCCGTTAGTACCAGTGTTATTTAATGTCAGTCCCTGTCCATTACTATCATGAATTGAGAATGTACTATTTATGAAACCGAATTGCTTAATGAAGCCCGGACTATCTCCGTCCAGACCATAGAAATCTAATTGCCCATTGGCTGTTGTATTAGTTACGTCATTAGAACGTCCTAGTATCTCCCAGTAGGTCTTTGTATCACCGCTTGTTTCTTCTTTACCTTTGAATTTTAAACTACCTAATTGGTCTGCATCAGCAGGGCTTGCTGTATTTTTAAATAGTTCAATTATAGGTGGGTTAGCATCTGCATTCGTGTTCTCTAATGTGAAGACTGGTTTAGATGATGTTGATGATTTAATAACTAAGTCTGTGTCATCCCATGTAAAATCTGCTGAACCTGTAACACTGTCTGCATCTGAAAAGAAAGCTACCCTATCAGTAGCACCAGCTATATCTGTAGCATAAGCATAACGACCATCTAAGTCTACAGTCACATCTGCAAGACTGTCATTACGTTGTAGGGCTAGAACACCTGTTCCTGTGTTAAATGTAGAGCCTGTAACAAAACTATTGGTATCATCTATCAATGAACTTAAATTTACTGTAACATCTGATAGACCACCGTTACGTGCTAATGATAAAGTATAGTTAGGAGCACCGCCTAGTGATGCACCTGTTACATAATAATTACTACTGGATGAACCAGTTATAGTAACTGTCTTAGCTGACTGTGAAACGGTAACACCACCTGCACCTGCAAATGTTACTGTGTTACCAGAATTAATAGTTGCGGCAGAAGAGCCATCAGTAACAATAAAATTGTAACCTGATACAGAACCTGAGATGCGGCTCTCAACATAATTTTTAGTTGTTCCTATTTGATTCTTTTTAGTATAAATTGGCATTTCGACTCCGAACTATTGTAAATGTAAAATGGTGGAGAAGATTAAGGCTCTTCTCCAAGGCCTATAAATCAACTTGCTTAACCAGAAGCGCCGTTGATAATGATTGCACCAACTTCAGGTCTAATAACCTTTAATCCGTATCTCATGGACATGTAGGAACCTACAATACCAAAGCCCGGATTGGCTTCTTCGACCGTCAATGGACGTCTTTCTACGTAAACCATAGGTTTAGTGGACAAATCAAACACACCTACACGAGTTGAAGGTACGTATGCGTTAACAACGACATTCAATCCATATAAGCTTCCTACAACACCAGTTGATGCAGTGTTAGCGACTGGTGAACCAGCTGCCATTGCTGCGGTTGTTGGGTTTTCTGCGCCACCTGCGTCTCCTTGTGCTGCTGTGAAAGCAGTTACGAAGTCGCCTAGGTCTAAGAGAGCTTTGTAGTGGGCAGGGGATATCATAATGTGTGTTGCATTATATCCACCAGCTCCTACTAGGTCAATAGCAGTGACAATATCTTTCAATGCTAAATCTCCAGCTGTATCACCTGCTGCTCTAAAGTAGTGGTCTCGAATCAATCTTGCGTCTGACTCGTTACCGTAAGAGTTTACACGTGAACTGCCGCTGTCAATATCTCCAGCTACAATACCTGCTCCCAAGAAACCTGCGTATGGGTTTGTTGCGAAAGTTGTGATGTCTGCTTCAGTGGTTGTTTCGTCTATTGCGATAGTTCCGAAATCAGCATCTCCAGCGTGTGCTCCGAAAACGACCTTAACTATGTGTTGGGTCATGTGACGGTCTACAGCTTTTCTTGCTTCATTCAATGCCATCTCAACTTCGTTGAACCTTGAATCTTCAATCATTCTGCGGGTAACACCTACTGCAATACCCCACTCTTTAACTCCGACTCTCTCAGAGCGTAGTTTTGTGTGTTGGTATTGAGGAGTTGTTCCTTCATCTATTTGTTCTAGCTTCATGCTAGGTCTGTTCATAGTAATATCAATATTACCGCCTGTGTCTGTTGACATCTGGTCTCCAAAGAGTGCCATTGCTGGAAGGTCTGTGACCTTGTAGTCCATTATAGCGTCTTTGTAATCAACAAGAACTCTTTCTCCGAGTCCTCCGTTGACTGAGCCAGTGTTTAGGCTTGTTAGTATTCCGGGAGTTGCGTCGACCATTTAAATCACCTTAGTTCCTCATTAGTACTGGTAACAAAGTTACAGTAGACCCTAGGGTTGCTCCTGTCATTGCTACACCACATATTGTACCAGATGCGGCTATTGTTGCGTCGGTTCCTGTAATAAGGACACCGTCTGCTGTGACGTCTAATAGTTTTCCTTCGTCGATTGTTCCTGAACAAGCGACATTACAAATAACTCCTTTTCCGGTTACAACTGGTAAAATACTTCCAGAGGAAGCGTCTACCATTGCTACACCGATAGCGTTGTGTGCATCAACTGCAGATTGGTCCACTTCTCCATCTGTTCCGAGTGTGACCATTCTTCCTGCTGATATTGCACTACCTGCCGTAAAAGGAAGTATTCGTGAAGGTGCACCACCGTCGTTAACTAAAACTTCTGTTGCCATTTTTATTCACCTTTTAATACTTCTTTGTTAAGGACTATTCGTCCGTTAACCATCTTGACACCAAACTTGCGTTCGGTCTCTTCTGGAATAGCTTCGCCTTCGCTAGCTTTTCCTTTTCCGAAAGTTCTTTCGGAGTCCATTTGTGGCTCTGGCATTGCTGCTAGAGCTTCGCTGAAACCAGTCAGCTTCATATTATCCCAAGCGGAAAGTTCCTCGATACGAGCATCCTTTTTATCTTCTTCGATTGAACCGAATAAGACTTCTTTGGATATAATTGCTTCAATACTTGCAGACTTAGCATCTGCGGCTTCTTTCTCTAATCTTTCTTCTTCTGCTAACTTGAATGTTTCTAATTCTTTCATAGCTGCTTTGAATTCAGATTCGATTTGTTTCTTAGATGCTTCTGCATCCTCGAGTTGTTGCCTTAATGAAGCGAACTCGCGTTCGACAATTTTTTCTGCTTCGGAATTCTTAGGGGTTTCTTCTGTCATAGTATCTACCTCTTTGTTCCCGTCTTCACATTTACATGACTCTTCTTCATGACCACCACAACCACAGTCGTGGTCGTCCTTTAAATCATGCGATTCACATTCCTTGTCTTCTATTGTACATTCCTTACAGACGGGGTCCATCGATTTATTGTCGATGAAACTTACCTCTGTGGGACGTATGTTGGTGGCATAAGTGTCACCCATCACATCAACATCATTTGAGAACCAATCGATGCTAACATGAGTCATGTCCCCGTCTTTCACTTTCTCCAATACTTCTTGACCACGTGGGTATTTACTAGATACCGTAGCCAACATTTTCACTGCTGTCTTTCCATTATCCATCTGAACAAACTCAGGCTCAGTAGCCATGCCGATTAAATCCTCAGCTGTTCGTTGATGGTCAACATAGATTGGTAACTCCTTGAAGCTATCCAAACTACCTTGAAGCGTCTTAGGGTCTATAAAGACCTTTTGTTCTTGTCCCTCTTCCTCATATTCATGAGGTCCGGACGTAATGGCGATTACTGGGAATTCCACGGTTGAAATCCCATCGCTCTCTGAAATCATTAAGTTGTTAGAATCATCTACTTCTAATGCAAATGACCTCCTTCTTGGTTCCTTTGATGTCGTTCTACCGAATTCCCGCTCTACACCATTTTCCTCAGCCCACATGGTACACATGTCTTGGGCCTGCTCTTCGTGATTATCAAAACCACGTTTTTGTAGCGTTTTGCTA